AATCCATGAGAATCTATGCCTGAATATGCAGTCTTTTGAACCTTATGCTGCACTTCGCAAACTAAAACTCTACTTTGAGAAAATCCAGAATAATTATTTACATTAGTATAATTAGTATTTCTATCTGTTATTTCTGGTGAATATATTGTTGTTGACAAGTTAGGGTCTGTAAAATCTATATATTTTGAAACCTTTTGCCATGTTTTCTTAACAACATCAGGCTCCATCCACCTTTTTCTTCCAACATATTTCATGCTGTCGTATTGTGGGCTTAGGTCATCTGGGTCTGGAAGGACGTTGTAAGGGTGAACATAATCATAGAAATAACGTCCATTCTCTTGAAAAATATTGCTCCAACCAATTCCACAAATCATCATGTCTCTGAACTTTAAAGAACCTTTATGTGGCATTCTTTGGTCTTGCTGTATAAAATATAGCCAATTAGTCAAAGCAAGAGCAAGCCTTTCGTTCTCAACCAATCCAGATGCATCTTGTATTGCTGTTCTAAATCTAGACTGAATCTCAACACCAGAAAGAGCATCTATTCTACCCTGTATAAGGTTTACGGTTAACGGAACCTGATTTCTTTCTGTAACCGTCTTAAAATCTTTTTCTGACCATTGGCCAGAACCGTCATAGAAACCAAAAGCTTCTATAGCCTCTGAGCTCCATTGCATCTTTGACGGATGAAGATTTGCTCTTTTCCAATATGCTTGCGCAGTATCTAATGCTTTTTGCCTTGATTCTGACAGGTTTTGCATCTTACTTTTTTTCTCTTTCTTTAATCTTCTCGTCAATTAAATCTAAAAACTTTCTCATGCCATCAATGCTTATTTTTAAGACTTCAATGTGCTCATCTGTAGAAGAGCCCTTTAGGAGCTCTAAGCCAAGGTCATTTGAGAACTTAAAGTTTGTTTGGAAGCTATTTATTGCTTTAGACTGCTCAAATGCCTTCATTACTGGGCAAACGGCTAGAATTAATTCTTTTTTTTCAGATGTATTCTTTTTAGACATTAAAAAAGCTCCATAAACATAAGATTTAATCAGTTTATAATTTAACATAATGTAATATTATTGACAAACTTTAAGAGAATTTTGTTTTTTATTGAAAATTACTGATAGATATTATAAATACTTGAAGATAACGGGCTTGCCATATTGCCTCCGCTGGAAACACTAAAAAGTATTTGAAAAGATACTGTATTGGCAACGTTTGCATTCCAAGACCCGTTTCCGTCAACAAATACTGGCACTTGACCAGACGCCTGCAAAATACCATGGCACCTATAATTAGGGTAGTCTCTAACATTAAGGTCAAACTCTGCCATTATATAACCTCCAGTTGGAGTTGAGCTTGGAACATTAAGGTTTACATAAGACCCCCCAGCACCAAATCTAATGGTAAGAGTTCCTCCGTTTACCCACGAGTTAAGCTGAACCCATGTTCTAGCTCTAATTATAGTTCCAGGAATTGTTGTAGATGCAGCATATGTTAGATCCCCATTATAAAATCCTCTAAATAAATCTTGCGCTGCAGATGTTCCAGAAAACGTAAAAGCATCATATTTTGTAGCCTGAGCGGTCATAAGTGGAAAACCACCATATGCAGTCGGACGATAAAAATCAGGGCTTGTACTGAAAACAAGACTTCCAGAACCGGTTTCGTCTGTACACGCTGCCCTAATGTTTGCAGACGAAAAATTTCCAAGCATTGTTGCCACGCCAGACCCAAGACCACTAATTCCTGTAGATATTGGGAGCTGTCCTGTAAATGTTATATTAGGCGTTGTTCCTCCGCTAGACGCTATGTTTCCGGACCCTGTAACGGCAGTTACAGTTCCGCCACCGCTTGAAGCGGTTGCCCATGTTCCGTCACCCCTCCAAAATGTTGAAGATGAAGCGGAAGTTCCGCTATTAAGCCTTGCAACAGGAAGATTTCCGGTTGTTCCAGCAGATATTGGAAGACCTGTGCAATTTGTAAGTGTTCCGCTGCTTGGCGTTCCCAATAAAGGGGAAACGAGAGTTGGAGAAATTGACAAAACTGGAGACCCTGATCCAGTACAGGTTGACCATGACGGTATTCCGCTAGAATTTGTAGTTAATACAGAGCTGCTTGCAGTAGTTAGCCCTGAAACAGTTGTTCCAGAAGATGCATAATATGCCAACTGATTAATTGAACCGCTAGAGACGGTTCCAGATCCAGATGACGTTAGCTGGCTATAGTTAACGGCGTCATTTGCAGAAGATCCATTTGCTACATTAACAATTTTTTGAGAGTTAACGTTTAAATATGACGAAGCAAGAGGGATCTGGTCTAAAGTTAGGTTCAAAGTTGTTAAAACTGGAGAATTTAAACCGCCAGATCCAAAAATATCACCGGTTAATATTACTCCAGCCGATAAAAGCTCTGCCAAAGATGCTGCGGCCTCTATTGCTGAGTTTGACGAGTTTGTAGCTGAAGTAGCTGATGCTGAAGCGCTAGAGGCTGACGATGAAGCCGAGCTGGAAGCAGATGTAGCATAAATTGACGCAAGCTCACTTGATTCTTTAGACGCTACGGCAGAGTCGTGAGCGTCGCTTGCAGAGTTTGCAGCGTCTCCAGCGTAGTTTGATGCAGCGCCGGCGCTAAGAACTGCGGCAGCGGCAGAACCGGCCGCCTCTGTTGCAGAGCCCGCAGCAGATGTTGCGTAAGTTTCAGCAGCTGATGCAAATGCAGCGGCGGAAGCGGCTGATAATTCTGCGTCATGAGCATAGCTAGATGCTGAAATAGCGGATGCCTCAGCGGCGTCTGCCGCATTTTCTGCCCTTATAACTAAAGCTGTCAAATCTGGTACAGAAGTACCAGAATCTTCTATGTTTTTTCCTGTAGAGTCTGTAAATATTGCAATATTACCAGTAGTTGTTGATGTTCCGGAGAATTTTACATAAAGGTCACTTGTTCCTATTAGGCCAGACATGCTTGTTAAGACGCCATCAGAAAGGTTCGCCTCTACGGCCAGATTTGATTCGTTACCAATCCATATTTTTTTATTTGAAAGGCCAGGGAGAAGATGAAACGTTGACAATCTTCCACTGATTGGAGACATAAAGTAGTCTCTATAGTCTGGAGATTGCTTCACTTGTTGTTTTCCAGAAGCTCTTCTTTTACAACCTCTTCTATAACTTCTTCGCTTATTCGTATTGCAGAGGGTGAACAAGCAGAAATCATAGCCATAAAAATAATTATAATTAATGGGGTGAAAACAAAAATCATTAAAACTTGTACATCACGATTTGTCATAAATAAGACTCGGAAGTTTGATTGCAAACATTATCTTGAATTTAACATAATAAATGTTATAATGCAATTTTGACAGGAATTATTATAATGACATTAATTAAACAAATAATATGTTGCTTTTATTTTCTTATTTTTACTATGTCATGCTTCTCGCTAGATATTTCTCCGTATGTCGGAGTTGACGGTCAGCTAAACAGGATGAAATTTAATAAAGGATATGGAGATAATTTGTTTCCAAAGCATTATAGTCAGTCAAATTTATATGCCGGGATTAAGCTTGACGGGTCTTTTTCTTTAGAGGCAGGATATACATCTGAAGCCGTAAGAACTAAATATTCTAAGCTTTGCGAAACAGATTGCTGCCTAGGTGCGAATATTCCAAAAATTTTGTCTCCAGCAATATTTAAATCTTACATAAAGATTCGCGGATATCATCTAGGATTTGTAAATACTTTTTGCGAGCCAACATGGGAAAGCATAAGGATCCTATGGGGTGCAGGGGTTGGCCTATTGAGGGCTGAAGCAGAAAGGAAAACAATTGAGGTCGCTATCCCGCCGTTAGCGCTTTCAAGCTCAAGGCACTTTAAAAAAGATAAGGCCGTTTTGAGGCTTATGCTTGCTTCAGAGTATAGCTTAAACAACAACATCGGCATTAGGGCGTCTGTTATTTTCCTTCAGACAAGCAAAATGGTGATAAAGGCCTACCCTATAAATGGTCGTTATACTCCTGTAATTAAGCCAAAAGACAGCTTTATTTATTCCCTGGGCATATTTTACGAGTTTTAATTCCCTGTATCCGATTCGAACAGATGGAGGTGTAGTGTTATAAGCGCTACATCTCACCTCTTATAAAGGTCGCCTTAAGCCACTCAGCCAACAGGGAATGGCTATTATACATAAAAAGTCAGGTTTGTTTGGCATTATTATCATTTGTTCTATCATGATAGAACATGTCGACATAATACAATTCTATAGACATATTTAATACATATGTCGTCTGCGCGTACATTTATTTAAAATAACTCTTGACACTTTTTGTACAATAATCTAATATTCAATTGTGAAGCCGACAGCAAAGAAAGAGTTGCTAGATGTCAGGGATCCTGACGAGGGCGGTAAGCCACCCAACAAACCCCTGCTGAGAAGTGGCGAGAGGAGTGGCGCGAAGGTGAAATTCCTTTACGGATTCACAATAGATTAACGAAAGAAAAGGAGTTAATTAAATGAGAATTAGTTCGTTAGAAACAAATGAAAAAGACCCCATCAACGGAAAAATAATCAAAAAAATGTCATGGTCAAATGATGGGATGACAGGAACTAGGATTTACTTTGAAACAGATGACGGATATGTTCTTACATATCTTTTAGGTTTTAAAGGTGATTTAAAATATTTACACACAAAAGATGCAGGATAACTGAATGGATAAGTTAAAATTACGCTCAGTTCTAGACCAAGTAATTGACCTGCTGGACGAAAACATAAACCATGTGAAAATTATTGAAGTTATGGAGATTTATAAAATTAGGATTGCAATTCAAGAGTTCTTGGAATTTATTGAGGGGGAAAATAATGAGCAATAGAGAAACAATAAATATTTCAATTAATTCTAAATTAATAAATGCAATGAACATTGTATCCAGAGCTCAGGGAATACATGTTTCAAGCTTTATAGAAAAATGTATATTGGAGTGCCTGAAGAAAGGCGGCCTAACGGATGAGGATATAAATAGATTAAATGAGCAATAAAGACCTGTTAACAGACGTAAAAAAAGTACTTCATGGCGAGGTTTTAAGCGAAGAAGAATTATGCAAAAAGTGCGAGACAACGTACGAACCTGGGATTACTAAATGTAAATGCCATATTTTTGAATGCAAAAAACATCGTCATATGGGTAGAGGATCTTGCTATTATTGCGTCGAAGAAACGTCAAGAGCTTATAATAATGACAAGTATTTTGGTGCATGCTTATATCCGATTGTTTGCGAAAAGCATAATTATATTGGCCAAATTTCCTGTCAATATTGCGCCAGAGACTTTATGTTGAATGAATCCACCTTTAGATGGTGAACGATAAATCTCTAACCATCATAGCCTTTCTTTTGCCTACCTCAAACATTCTATATTTCCCAAATGTGAAAAACATAAAGGAATCCCCGCTTTAGGCTATTAACCTTTTCCAAAGAGATATGTTTAGATATCTCAGTGAATCACGGGGGTAAAACTATTCACCAAATATTCCCTCTATTATCTCTCTCTTAAGCCTGTCGAGGTTGTTACCTTCTAAAATAAACTCCTCTCGCAAAGAATCGGATTCTGAATCAAGAGCGAGAATCTTACCCTTTAATAAATTTAACTTTTCTAACATTTCTCTGTATTTTTTCATATCTTCTTGAAACGGAGTATTTAAGCCTTCAACATTTGTTTCATTAATCATTTTTTAAAACCCCTTCTGATTATATGTCATCATTATTTAACCTTACTTATTTTATTGTCAAGAAATCCATTTGTAACTAGAATATTTAAGATATGAATTATATCATCGAGCGAAAGACTTATTATATTAACATTTGGTGGCGCTATACCAACGCATTCAGACAAGCTAAATATTTCAGGAATTGAACCAAGCTTTGTTGGAAAAGGTATCCTCAGCTCTAATGGTGCACCAACGTCAACCCTTACTTCATTAAACATCATCAGTGAACCCTACCCAATAAAATATCTAGCTTATCAGACACTCTTTGCATTTTAGATTCGCCAGACGTGGCACACATTAAAACCATAATAAGCATTCCGACAATAAAACCAAAGATAAATCCTATTATCGTTTGGCTGTCAATCATTATTGCAAACACCCTTAACAGCCCACATGACGCATTCTTCAAGCTTTTCCTTGGCTATCCTAAGATATGCATTTTCTATCGAATCCAGCAGAGCATAAAAGTCATTGCCAAATTCTTTTATTTCTTGTATTGACAACCTCTGCTCTAAAGATAAACTTTTTGGGTTAACGTTCATAACGTCTTCAACCGTATCGTCTTCTTTATCTTCTTTCTCTTCGCCTGTTTTATCGCCTGATGGTCGGTATTCATCAACCATATCCTGAATCTTTTTAAGATCATTAAATAAATCAATTAACATGTTGCCGTGTTTTTTATCACTCATTTATTTTTCCTCATATATTCATCATAACGTTCTTGTAAATCCATCCAGAATCGGACATCTGTTCCTTCGATTGCTTTGGCTAGCTTATAGGCTAAAATATGGTCAACATCCTCCAACCCATCAAAAAATCTTTTAATAAATCTTTCCCCATCTCTCGACTCGCAAAGATCAAGATCAATTAAAATATTTGAAAAAACTAAGCTTCCGTCAATTAAAGTATTGTCATCATCTAATCTTAACAAATCATTGGAAACCTTGCCAGGATGCAATGGTTTTTTACATTCATAATCTTCAAATAGCTCCAGCTCTTCTTCTATCATATTTTTCTGCTTTAACTTCGCATCATCCCTACAAAGCCTTTCCAAACATTCCGAAACAGGATCCCCAATTTTTACATCTTCTATGATTACCTCCATGTCACATAAATCAATATGTTTCTTGGTTCTATAGCAAAAACATAAAGTGCAACCGCATTCTTCTTTCATTTTATCAAACTGCTCTTGCTTAAGCCTTTCAGCCTCTTTAATTTCTTTTTCTTTTAAAAGACTTTTATTAAGTTCTGAACATTTCTCAAAACAATTGCACCAAACCCCACGCCTCATTAAGAAATTGCAAAATGTATCCGCCTTATTAGCTTTCAAGCAACGCTCGCTATGCATCTCCATACGCTCAAGACGTTCAAATGTGTTCCCGCAATGTCTGCACAAAAATCACATGCTATTCACCCTTATGAATCTTGACTTCAATTTTCTCAAGAACCTTTAAGATATTGCTAATGCTTTCATTTGTCTCGATTGCATTACCCATGGTTTTCGTTAAGTTATCAGAAAACCAACGAAACTTTTTCCTAATTGAAAACAGCTCAGAGATAACAAACCCTGAGAAACATATTAGGTAAATTGCGATGAAAAACAGTATTGACATGATAGATCCTTAAACCTCCACCTTAAAGCCATTAAACACAAACCTGTAAATCGCCAACCCTAGAAATATTCCTAATGGAGTTAGCCATATTAATATGTTAAGGCTCATTAATCGCCTCTTATGATTTTCAGGATTGAGTCAAGGCACGATTGACTGTGTATACTTGCATCCTTTTCTGACATATAAGTTTTTTCATAAATCAAAAGGATAATCTCATAAATAGGAATATGGCACTCTTCGGCCATTTCCTTTCGAATTCTCTTCTTAAGGTTGTCGAATTCTTCACAGCTAAGAATAGTTTTAGTTTCAACTTTTTTTGCAGGACGGGAATCGATAGCGTCAATGACATCTTTTATAATTTCTTTAGACATTTCTTTTATAACATTTTTACTATCAATCAAAGCATTCTTGAGGAAACTTTGAACATTTTCATCTTCAATCGACATCGTCTTCCCCGAAAGCCACTTCGTTTATACAACTTTTAGCCATAGATTCTATAAAATCAGAATTTTTTTCAAGCGAGTCTTTAATATCATTATCTTCCATGCCTTGTTGTTTTAAAAAGCATCCCACAATATATAATATTTTTAATTTAATTTTTTCAACAAGTTTTTTTGATTCTTGTATTTTTCTAACAAAATCTTGCCTGCCATCTCTACCGCTAAAAGCCATATCGATAACTCCTATTTCAGGAACATTATTCGGAGCTTCTAATTGATTCATTATCTACCACCTTTCCCTTTCCAGACATAACCAACATAAAAGCTTTTAAAGCTTCATCTTTCATTTCTTTACTTATTGTACAAGAATTCTTAGCGTTGTCAACTATTTCTTTTTGAAGGTCTACTTCTTTTATTCTGGACTCTGTAGATAAACCTGATGCGATTTGATTAAATTCTTGAGGAGTTATTCCTCCTTCTTGTAAAGACTCTGTGGCGGCCTTCATTCTTGCTGTAGTTGTATCTTCTGTCTCAACCTTCATTCTTGATTGAGAAAACTTGAATCTGTTTCTTTGTATTGCAATCCAGTAATTGTGATTTAATGTCAGACCTCTGCTTGCAAGCTCTAATGGTAAGTTTTCCCACTTAGATGCTCCTATGTCAATCGCTATATCATATTGTTTTTTAAATTCAGGGTATTTGTTACACCAATCCCAAAATGTCTTTCTACATATCTTAGATGCCGCGCAAAACGCAGCAACGCCATGCAAGTTTTCAAATATTTCTATTAAAAGAGGAAGGTGAACTTCCGGGTCATACTTATTGCTTCCTCTTCCGTACCATTCTTCACAGTTTTTAAACATTGTTAGTTATTCGCCTTACGTTGTGATTACCGATATGTAATATTGATAACACATTAAAGAAAATATTTCAATTATTCGTCTATTTTAAAAGAAACCTAAACATCCTTGTCAAAATGATTAACAAAAGAAACCTCAACATTCTTGTCAAAATGATTAACAATAGAATTTATAACTTTTTTATAATCTTTAGATTTTATAACTATTTTTTCTAATTCAGAATATTCATAACAAAAATCAACAATACTATTTTTTAATAAATTTGAATTTTTTTTAATAACTCTTTGAGCTCTATCAATGAGCTCTGACAAAATTCCCACCATGCAATAAAAATAATCTCCTTCAGTTTTACACCTAGAAGATTTTAAAATTCCTGATAAGAAATTCAAACATTCTTCTATACTAAATCCTTCGCAATCAACAACATAAGAATAATCGTATAATTCATACTTCTTAATAACCTGAAAACACTTTAAAAATTTTTGTAAATCATTCATCGAATTCTCCTAAAATTTAATAAAATATATTAATCAATAGCATTATTTTCAAGTCTTTTTTTTACACTCGTTAAGCTCAATCTTTAGGTTATCTATCTCTTTCTTATATACCTCAATATCATTGTCAGATTTTATACTACAGACAGCATCACCGGTTGCTAAACCAATAGCATAATTAGCAAAAGAATCAAAAGAAAAAAACATTAAAGCTCCAATCAAAACTACAAAAATTTTTTTCACTATTCTCTCCTGAAAAATTACAAAAAGTCGGTTGACATAATTTTTAAATACAGTTTATTATTGTACATCAATCAATTTATGTCAAGGGGTTAATTATGAATAAGCACAATGTAGTCTTTATGGAAGAGTTTGTTAAAGACAGAAGCGCACTTATGTATAAGCAATCGTGCTTTAATACGCTAGACAGCGTAAATGATGAAATAATAAAAATTAAGCTATTTGTTAGCAATTCTAAAAAATATATTGAAAACATGTTTAGATATAAATATGTAGAAGAAAGCTTTTCAAAAGAAATAATCAATAAGATTGATTTAATATTAGAAAAAGAGTTTTCAAAGTAGAAATGGTGGCTTTATCGTTTAAACTAACAATCACAACAAGACTATGTCAAGTTAAAAAAGTTACGATAAAGCCATAAACCTTTAAATAATTAAGGCGAAGCAGAAGAGTCTGATACTACCTCATCTCCAATGGGTTGATCTTGCTGCTCGCTATCTATTACTAATCTATTGCGACAAAGATTAAAAAATCTAGTATAAGCCGGATAAATAATCGCTCCAACAGAAAGACCAGCCAAAGAACCAATAGAGGCGCCAATTCCAGCTGCGTATCTTTGATGAGACAATATTTCTTCTGGGTTAATATTTTTATATGGATCCATTGAGTTTCCATATCCATCCAATGAAGAAATTTTGTACAGACTTACAACACCAATAACTCCTCCGCAAATTGCTCCAAACGAAGTTGACGCAACAGTTGTAGATCCAACATGACCTAAATACTTCTTAAAATAATACAACATAAAAACTCCATATATCCCTTATTCCATAACATATAGTACCATTTTAAAAAATAATAAAAATATATTTAATTCTTCAATCTTCTAACTTATAATTATGCAGCAAAAACGCTATAAGTAAAAGTTATAGAAAGAGAACTTGTTGCATCTCCACCCAATATATTTGCAGTATCAATATTAAAAGTCAAAGCTGTATTTGCAGAAGATGCCATTGACCCAGAATATGGGTTAGCTGGAGAAAAAGAAATACTTGTACTTTGAGAAAGCCCTAATATATTTGTAGCATTTAAGCTATTAGAAACAACGGCTGACCCTAACTTAAAACTAAGGACATTGTTTGTATTGGTAAACACTGTCGTTCCAAATCTATAGCTTATAGTTGCTTTTTGAAAGACGTTAATATAACCGGAGACTGCTGGCGCTATTGTAAACCCTGACAAAAGGGAAAGAAGCTGAGACTGGTTCAATGTAAGAGTTTGAGTAATGTTTTGCTGAGGAACTATAATTGTCATGTTAATATTCCAATAAAATAATAAAATATATCTAATTATACACCTATTGCCTTATAAATGCTAGAAACCATGCGATCTGTAGGCTTGCAACTACCTTTTTCGACCATTGAAATATAAGTAACGCTTACCCCACATCTAAAAGCAATTTCAGACCTTGTTTTTAATTTAGAAATCCTTAGCGCTTCAATACTTTTACCTATTGGTGTGTCGATGGATAAATTTTCCATTAAACATACTTCCTATTTTCTGATATGCCATTAATTGTATCAATGCATCTATAACAAATATTCGGATATTTTTTATCAAGATTAACATCTCTTTGATAATGAAAACATCTTTCACACTTAGGGTGCTCTGATGCAAAAACCATAATAAATAAATCCTTGTCTTCTGTTTCAATTGCATTTTCTGGAACATTATAGTCCGGATGAATGCCAACCCTTGAAACAATAAAAAAATATCTAAGCTCATCCTCAAGACGATTAAGCAACATTAAATTTCGCGTATTAGTATAAATATCAATCTCTGCCTGCAATGATGATCCAATTATTTTTCTTTCCCTATATGTTTCAATGGCCTTTAGAACTAAATTTTTTATACTTCTAATTCTTTCCCAAAAAACATGGTCCATTTCAATTATTGACTTATTAAAATTTTCACTCATTTTATTATATCCAATATATCAGGGTTTTCATAAATATTACCTATAACCTCTAAAACATAATTATTATAATTAATTTCACCAAAAGTAATCTCATTAATTTTCCCCAAAATATCTATAACAAACCCAGCGGTACATTCATTATACTTAACAACTCCTAACCCTATAAAATCGCCAAGAATATCTCCCTCATATATTTCATTACCGTTCTTGTCTTTAAGGCCCGTGTATTGTCCGACTGTTTCTTCTTTTACAATACTTACTGATTCTCCAAAAAATTTAATGGATTCCTTTGTATATCCATTAAAACTATATTTATTTATATAGCCATAATACCATACGCCGTTATTATCTCGACCTCTAAACTTAATTTCTCTCATTTACTTAGCCTCTTTCAGTAATCTAATCAATTCCACAGAGTATCTCTTGTATGCGACCTCAGTATCAGATCCAGACTCAGCAGACCAAGCCGCAGCCTTAGCCGCAGACCTAGCCGCAGCCTTAGCCGCAGACCAAGCCGCAGACTCGGCCGCAGACCAAGCCGCAGACGCGGCAGCAGACCAAGCCGCAGACGCGGCCGCAGACCTAGCCGCAGCCGCAAACTCAGCCGCAGACCTAGCCGCAGCACATTCATCGGAATTATAATAAAAATCGCCTATCTCTATTGCTTTCTCATGCAATGCTAGAACGGCACGAATAGCGCTCAGAGATTTATCTCGTATCGAGCATGACATATCCGAAAACGAAAGAACGCGTTCAATATTTTCGCGCATCAGGAAAGCACAGAATTTCCACTTCACAGATTCAAGATTAACGCCAACAGGAATAGATTCTAGAAAGTCAACTGCAAACTGACTATTATCGCCTATTGGAAGCCCCTCAAATAACGAATCTTGAATATGAGCTAACCATTCCGGAATTCCAAGCTCTTCTTCAAATACTTTATGATCTGAGTTGCGATATCTCTTACCAAGAGCAATATTAATAGAGTCAATTGCGCACCCAACCGCACAACCTTTGAACTTTCCACCTTCTTCTAGACAATACGTATCTTTCACAAGCTGATCTTGCTCTTGATGTTTACGCATCTCACAAACAATAAGTTTTTTTAGATTTTCATCATTATGATAACTTAACATTAAATTTACCCCGCATTAAAACAATTAATAGAATTAATATTAAACTCTTCTTTAATGAAAACATCTTTAAAAGTTCCATCAATTATGCTTTTTTCCATTTTTAATATTAATTTTAAGCATATTTTATTAATCTGTTCAATAAATGTAAAACCAAAATCATTCAATAATGATTCTATCCTTTTTTCACACTTTTTATTTTTTCTAATCATATCTCGAAGCATTCTACATAATTCTATTTTCTCGTTATCCATAAACTGAAAATCTTCACAAAATTTTTCTGCGCTCATACTATTTACTCCTGGTTTTCTGAATATTCGGATGAATGCTTTTGAATAACTGGCAAAATATTTAAGATACTATCCTTAACAAACTCATCGTCACTTTTAGAATTACAAACAAAAATATAAGCCTTTAAGTCATCTATGTCGCATTTGTACCATTTTGCATAATACTCAAAAAATTGTTTTAACTTTGCCTCTTCTTCAAAATATTCTGGCCTTACTGAAAAAGAGTGAACCCTTGTGTTTCTTACTTCTTCTGAAAAATCCTTTCTTGACATAATATCAATCACATTACTTTTCATTTTTTATATCCTATAATATAATCCTTACGCCATTAAAACAAAAAAACAAACAATAACCATAAAAAAAGAACATATTGAAATAGCTATCATTTTTTCATATCCATTTAGACTCTCCTTTATATAACATTTAAACCTTGTTATATAATAAGTATAGAAACCAACATAAAAAAATACAAGGACAATAGTAGTTTATTTTTGTGAGCATTTGTCCTTTTATATTATATATTTGACAAATAATCTTTAAATACAGATATTGCTTCATCAGCTGAATAACAAACATTGCACTGATAGCCCATAGCTTCTAAAAGTGGAATCATCCTAGACTGGGCAGGCGAGAGTTTATTTTTACCATACTTAAACTCAATAAAAAGCCCATGATAATTTTTATTTGGAATTGCACAAAACACGTCTGGCACGCCAGGTGTCAACCCAGCCTTACACATAATGAATAGTTGGATGCCTGTTCTAATGCCCTCGTTTGGGATTGAGAAACAGACATCCACATATTTTTTATGAGCCAGCTCCAGATACTGAAAAAAAACTATTTGCTCTTTCTGTTCTGGGTAATTTTTCTTTTTCTTAAAACGGAACACCATCGGCCTCGCTAAGCTCTTGGCTAAAGCTTTTTCCAGATTCAGAGATAGGCAAGCAACCTGCATCTTTTAAATCTCTTGCCAATTCTGGCGCTAGAAACAATGATGTTGCTTCATTTGATTTTGGTTTAATGAAACATTCAATCTTTGGATATATTTTATCATTGTATGATCGCTTGCCTAATAATAGCGTACCGCTTTCTCCTATTAAGTTCTCTAAGTCAAAATTTTCTTTATTTTTTACGCAATTCTCATAAACAAATGTCAAAGCTGGGTTGTTTATAGCATATACAATTCCTTTTAGGCTTTCTTTGCTGAATATTGGCTCAAAAACAGAATGTACATTATGATTACCATCTAAAACAATTATTGACAAATTACTATATGCGTTACCTTTTTGAGTCTTAAGATCATATCCATTTTTATCTTTACTAATAACCCCTTTTACAAAAAATTCATATTTTCCAGGATTAATGCTTCCAAGTGCTTTCTCTTCTTTCATAAATATTCTCCAATAAAAAAATAAACACGATACCCTTAAAATACATAATAAACAATTTTGTACAAAAAGTCAACAAAATAAAATTAATTGACAAAACGCTAAATAATGTCTAACATTGCAAATTATTAGGCCTATTGACCGGCTAGCATTTAATAATATCTTTACTTAAGTTTTTTAAATTGCCTTGCAAACGTCAATCTCCGCGAGGTGAGACTTTGTAAAGATTTAAATGCTAGCTTTTTTTATCCTTTCTATTTTTAATTTATCATAATCTTTCCCAAGAACTTTATACATCTCTCTAAGAGCATTTTCTGCAATCTTTTCTGATTTTACAGTTGAATTATAATCATTTATTGACTTTAAAGCTCTATTGTTAATCTCGTGATATTGACAAGGCCTTATTGACTTGCAAACAGCATGAAACTGCATGACAGATTTTGGAGGCCATTTTTGATACTCTGTCTTCATATTTAAAATATCCAACAAACCATCAATAATTTTAGACACTGACAAATCTCCAAGCCCATTAAGCCAAATAGTAAAAGTTGCATTTAACCCATTAATGTCCTCATTTTCTTCATTTCCTGAAAAAGAATTATCACAATAATAATCAGGAACTACCGAGAAATATAGACTTAAAGTTTCCAACAACTTAAAAATCAATCCTTGCTTTGCACTGACTGGCAAATTTTTTAATTTTTCTTTTGAGATAGAATTTTCAAAAAAAATCTCTGGAATTTTATAAACCCAAATAATTTTTTCATATCGATCCACTTTATTCATTTACTTAACTCCCAAGTTTGTTTTTAGTAAGCCTTGTTCCTTTGATTCGGATTTTAAGTTATCTGACAAATGTGGAAAATATTTATCTCCCATTTGCTTAAGCATATTTACCTGTGATTTTTGCCTTTCAATAAAACCTAATTTTAGGCCCGTGGCGATGTTTTTATTTATTGGGGCCTCTATGGTGTCAAAGTTTCTAATAAACCTCTCCACCTGCTTAGAATTGCGAAATATAACATCAAAGTCGTCATAAACTTTCTTCCTATCGTTTACACCCATGTTGTGAGGGGTTTTTTTAACACCTTCGATAGCTAATTTTAGCTCATCAACTTTATATCCTGCCTCCAATGCCCTGACGATGTATTTTCTCCTGTGGTCATCAAGTTTTGAATTTTTGTGATTTAAGATTATCTTCCAATGTTCGAAAACTTCCATAACTTGAGCAGTCCAAGATTTTATTCCCTTGGAAATTTTTTTAGGTTTTTTTTCAACTGCAGCAAGCACTGCGTCGAGTTTCAACTCGACAATAGATTGGGTAGTATTAGGTTCTAATAATTGTATATAAGGTAGGGGTGTCATGGTGACACCTGCTTCTGGTGTCAGGGTGACACCAGTCTGGTGTCTGTGTGACACCTGATGATTAATTATTTCATTATTATCTGGTGTCAGGGTGACACCTGCTTCTGGTGTCAGGGTGACACCTGATATAGGTGAAATTTCTTGATTTACTGGAAGCGTATTTTTTAAATTTAAGCTACTAGAGTAACTTTTATATTGTTTTTCATAAGGAACCCTTAACTCTTCTAATAGCTTTATATTAATTTGATAACTTACTTTATCATGACTTCCGGCAGATCTTTCTCCAAAATGAATCAAAACGTTTTTCTTTACTAAAGAATTTAAAGCGCGAATTAGAGATGACCTAGAAAGCTTTGTATCACTTAATAGTCTTTTCATTCCAGGAGAAATATCTTTTCCGTCCTTGTTTCCGAAAAATGCCATCCTAGTTAACAAACTTGTCTCTGTAAAGTTCAAAAGCTCTTTTGGAGCTTCTCCTATTAGTCTTACTATTTGAAAAGTATTCATTTATTTCTCTATTTAATATCCAGAAAATTGTTTAATTTTTCGAAAAGTTTAATTGCAGATCGAGATGTTACATTTAGCACAATAATTATTTTTTTAAAACGCAAAACATAATGAAACTGCATTATCCTAACTAAAAATACGTTAAATGCTCACAAGCAAGCCAAATGCTCACAAAATTTATATAATATGTCTCACATACAATTTTTTTATATAGCCTATAATTCGAATTGTAAAGCAATACTGATTTTTAAAAATGGAGTCAAAAAAATGACACTTACGCCAGAGCAAATAGAGTCAAGGAAACTAACGATAGGCGGATCAGATATAGGGGCGATTATTGGAGAGAACAACTATAAGACCGCTTATGATGTTTGGGAAGAAAAAGTAGAGGGTAAAAATATAGATTTAAGCAAAAATAAATCTGTTGTAATTGGAAATCTTTTAGAGTCGGAACTTCTTGAAAAATATAGCAGAGACTACAATAAAAAATATTGTAAATGCGGAACAATTAACCACAAAGAATATAATTTTTTATCGGCAAATTTAGATGGAGTTTCAGTTTCAGAAAATCTTAATGTTGAAAATATCATAGAGATAAAAACTGCGTCGTGTTTCAATAAAGATGAATGGGGTGAATCTGGATCTCAAATAGTTCCAAAACAATATTATGCACAGATAGCTCACTATATGCTAGTAACAGGATATGATAAAGCAGATATTTTCGTAGGTTTTATTGATGATAAAATTGTTGGTGAAATTTTATGTGAATTAAATAGAGTTATAGAAAATATAGACAATACTCCTAACTTTTCAGAAATAGTAAACAATATTGAAACAAGGTTGTATACATTTCATAGAGATGAAGAAATTGAAGGACTTATCCTGGAAGCTGGAGTTTCATTTTATGAAAATCATATGAGGCCATGGATAGAAAACGGAATAAAAAATCATCCGCAAATGGATTTCTCTAATAAAGGTTTTCAAGAATGTTTAAGAAAAAAATATTCAATAGTTGAAGAAAGTGAAATAATGCTTCCAGAAAAATTTATTGAAATAAAGACAAATTATATGTCAGCTATGGTACAATCAAAAATGTTTGATAAAATTGCTCAGGAAGAAAAGTCTAAGATAATTGAAGCAATGGGAAATAACCAGAAAGCTCTGTTAAGCGACGGGTCTTATTTTTTAAGAAAGACAGTAAATAGAAAGTCTTTTACAGTAAAAGAGTCGGAATATATTAAATTTGAACTTAAACAGCCAAAAGACAAAGGAGGAGATGTTTAAATGATTGAGCCAACAAGAACATTAAGTCTAGAAGAAGATCGTATTTTATTAAATATTTCAAATACAAATGCTTCTTGCAATTCTATGAAAGAAGAGGAAACCGGTAGATATAGCAAAATTTATAGAGAAGAAAAACAGACTTATAAAAAAAATGAAATATCTTTTATGGATTTTTCTAACTTTGAAAATGCATGGAAATGTGCTGAAATGATTAGCAAAGCAAGATGTATACCAAAAGAGTTTCAAGGGAACCCATCTGATATTCTTGTTGCAATTCAGTTTGGACATGATCTAGGTATGAAACCAATGACATCTCTTCAAAATATTATGATTGTTAATAATAAGCCAAGCATATATGGCGACGCAATGCTTGCGGTTTGCATGGCATTCCCTGATTTTATTGATTGCATAGAATCATATGATAGTGAAATACAGCAAGCGTCTTGCACAGTAAAGAGGAAAGGAAGAGAGCCACTAACAAGAATATTTAACAGAAAAATGGCTGAATCTGCAAGGCTTTGGGGTAAGGTTTCATCTACAGGAATTCCAAGCCCTTGGGTAACAAGCCCTGAAAGAATGCTTCAATTTAGAGCAAGGGGCTTTGCGTTAAGAGATATGTTCCCAGATGTTCTAAAGGGAATGCCTACTGTAGAAGAAATGAGAGACGTAGAATCTTTTAATGAGTCAAAGGTTATAGAACCAAAAAGTACATCTGATTCTATGAAAGAGCGCCTTAAGTCAAAACAATCTGAAAATTTATTAACTTCAAGCAAAAGGGATATTCTATGATTAACGAAAACAATCTTGTAAACAACATTTCAGAGGATTTTCCTGACCATTATAATTTTGATTCAAAAATTATAAGGCTTCAGTCTACATTATTAGGACATATTAAGCTTATCAATGTATTTAAAAAGTTAATTGATAAAAACTATATACCTCTAACATTAAAAAATATAAATGTAAACATAGAAAATAAAGATGAGATAGAAAGATTTATGATAAAAAGTATTAATTGGATCGAATCTAGATTAACTACCCAAGTTAAAAACTGGGTAATTAATAATGGATCTGATTTTCAAAAAAGTAGAGTTTCAGAGTATTTTAAATAGGAGAATTAAAATGTTAGAAGAAATGTTTGTTTCAAATGAAGAAAATAAAGAAAAAGTTGTTGATGATTCAACTTCTTTTTTTGATGATATAGTTAATAATTTGAATTTACTAAAAAAATTCTCTATTTCAATGGAAGAAAGAATTTCTAAAATAGAAGAATTGGTTGAAAAAATGGTTGGACCTCTTGAAGACCTTAAAAAGATAATGCTGGATTAATTTTTATGGAATATTCAGTTAAAGATATTGAACAAATAGAAGAGGAATACTATAAAAGATTCCTTAACTATATTCCGAATAAAAAACAAGAATTATTTCATATTGCTGGATTAACGGCTCAAGAAAGGCTAATAACTGGAGGAAATAGAAGCGGAAAAACATTTTGTGGCGAAGAAGAGTTTTCAGCCCACTGGACTGGAATATATAATGAAAATTGGAAAGGATATAGATTTGACAAGCCTGTTAGATGTTGGGTTGCAGGAAAAACAGCTTCTTTAATCTCAGAAACAATTCAGAAAGACTTGTTCGGAGATAAAGAACAAAATTTAAGGGGAATGATACATAGCTCTTTGATTAAAGAGAAAAAGAAGTCTGGAAACTCTGAGATGTATAGAACTGTTTATATAAGACATGTTTCTGGCGGATCATCAAAAGTAACATTTAAGACATATGAAGAAGGAAGAGAAGCGTTTCAGGCTGGTAAAATTGATTTAGCACTAATGGACGAAGAGCCACCATTCAACATTTATCAAGAATGTAAAATGAGAACAATGGCTACAGACAATAGCTCAAGAGGAATGATTGTTGTATGCTCAACACCATTAAAAGGATATAGCGACTTCTTTAACTACTTTATGGATGATAGACATCCAGAAGAAGTAAAAGATTCAAGATGGCATGCTCATATAACATGGGAAGATGCTTTACATTTACCTGTTGAAGAGAAAAAACGACTTCTAGCAGGAATGTCTCCACATGAAATTGAGGCAAGGACAAATGGAATACCATGGCCAGGAAGCGGGCTTGTATACCCTGTTCCAGAGTCAATGATTATATGCGACCCATTTGAAATACCAGATTATTGGCCAAGAGTATATGCAATTGACTTTGGATGGAATCATCCTGCATTTTTGTTCGCTGCACACGACAGAGACAATGATGTAATATATTTTTATGCTGAATATTCTGTTCCAGAAAGAACTCCTGATGGGCACGCAAGCGCATTACGGTCTTTTGGAATAAATTGGATACCAGCTGTTTATGACCCTGCAGGAAAGGGTTCTCAACAGGGCGACGGAAAGAAACCACTTAATCTTTACCGAGAGGCTGGATTTAAAAACTTACATCCTGCAAATAATAGTAAAGAAGAGGGAATATTAAGGCTTTTACAGAGATTCCAGTCTGGCCAAGCAAAAATATTTAGCACATGCGTTAAATTTAGAGCTGAAATAAGAAAATATGCCAGAGATGAGGATGGAATACCAAATAAGAAAGATGATCATTTTTGTGATGGAGCTAGATATATAGCTATGTCAGGACTTCAGATTGCAGTTCCAAAGAATTTTACAAGTCAGCAGTATCATGGAATGTATTCAAATAGTGCGCCAGGTTATTTTTAAAAGGATTTAAATATGCTATTTATTCAAGTTTTTGTTTTTTGGTCTATAATTATTTTATCTTGTGCTTTTTTAGTGTGTAAAGTTATTGGAGTAAAAATAGAATGAACTTTATTGATGATATTATATCTTTCACTAGAAAATATTTATGTAAAATAAATTTTGGAAAAATTGAACTATACTTAAAGGTTAGAGAAATTGATGATTGCGAGGTTAATTATAAAAATATTGAAAGCAGGGTTTCAATAAAAGAAATATCATTAAATAGTATTATTGAAGGTAGGTTAACTATATCTATCCCAGGTAATGTTGCAAGTAAAGTTTCTGAAATAATTGTTGTTTCGGAATAATTTTAAAAGGAAAGCTAGGAGGCAGTTAAAATGTTAGTATTGACACGTAGAATAGGTGAGACGGTAGTTATAGGAGAAGGATTTAATACTTCTTTTACAGTATTAGGAATTAACGGAAATCAAGTTAAAATTGGAGTAAATGCTCCAAGAGATGTTCCTATCCTAAGGCAAGAGATAGCGATTAAAATAATAAATGAAAATATAAGTATGTCTAACGATATAAACAAGTTAAGTTAATAATTTTTAGGAGAAATAAATAGTGAAAAATAGTAATTTTGTAAAAAACACAAATGAAAAGTCTTGTTCAGATGAAATCATTGTAGTACATTCAACACATTTAAGGCCATATGGTAATTTTTTAAATTCTTTTACAGATTATACTGTCAGCGAAGTTGATTTTTTATCTGAAAAATATTCTATAGTTGGTCAAGATAAATGTTATTAAGGAGCACTCATGAAAGATGCTATTAAATATATAATTGCTATTTTTATAGCAACTACAATAGGGTACTTTTATGGATGGTATGATCATGAAGAATACTCAAACAAGCCTTTAGTTATTAATGAAAGCATAACTAAAGTTGACAATAAATCAGGAGATTGATATATTGTATTTGCCTGAATCACTTTATTCAACTTAACTCCCTTAATTGGCACAAAGACGTGATTCAGGCAACTTATTTTTTGTTATTTTTAGATACTCCTGAAAATATTTCTTCAATATCTTTTGCTTTTGAACCTTTTTCTACATAGCTAAGAAGCAATGTTACAAGCGGAATTAAAGTTAAAGGAATCCTAATAGGTTTAGTATCCTCTTTATATCTACTCGTTCCTTTTGGCCTGCCAGACCCTTTTCTTTTTCCTCCAACACTCATGACATACAACCTTTTATTAAATTATTATATTTATTGTACCACATGTTGTACGATAATCAATATCTTTATATTTGAATATAGGTCTGTTTATACTTAGTTTATATTAATATAGCAATAATGCGCTATACTGCAATAAACTTAATATAAATGGATTAATCATTATCATTAAGAAGAGCTTTTCCAACAGACTGAGAAGTAATAGAAAAGTTTTTAGCAACTTCATTAGCTGAGTCTCCAAATGACTTAAGTATACTTTCATTGTCTCGAAGCCATTTCCCAAAATCCTCTTTACTATTAAGAGAGTCAAAGAAATTTTTCTTAGTTTTAACATCTTTTTTAAGAAGAAACTTTGCCATTTTTGGGTCTAAAAGAGCCTTTTCTAGATATTTTATTTTTCCCGCCTCTCCTATATTTTTAACATAGTCTAATGCGCCCTTTATCATAGAAGAAGATCCTGCTCCAAACAAAGCCTTAGAAGCTTTTCCACTAGTTTTTTCAGCTAAATTTTCCATTAAATTAGCGGATGTGTTAGAACCAGTCCCCCTTCCTGAGCGCTCCATGACAGCCTGTTTTTTAAGAGAATCTCTTACCTTATCAAGAACATCCATTTGGTCTTCAGTAAATAGCTTTGAAAGAGATCCTTTATTTTTTTCAAGATAGTTATTAAATGTGGCAAACGTAAACTTGTCTGACTTAAATTTACTATTTAAATCGTCAATAACAGAGCGCTTAAGACCTTCTAATGCATTACCTGTCTTATCCTTAGATAAAAGCTCTATTGTCTCTCTCATGACTGATTCAGAGTCTGCGCTACCAAGTATGCGACCAGCTATCTTATCTGGATTAACGCCTTCTAAATTTGGCCCTAAAAGCTCCTTCATAGACTTTTTATAAAAGTTAGACAATAGTTCTTCGTTTTGTTTTATAGTTCTATCAACATGTATTTGAGCGTTTCTTAAGTCCTTTAACTTAACATCTAGCTTTGGATCTAAAATAAATGCGCCAGGGTTAGCTTTTTTCCAAGACGCAAACTTGTCTGGATTAACTTTCCCATTTTTTTCTACAAAATTAGCTAATATGTCACTGTTAACATAAGATTTTAATACATCGAGCATCTCTTTATGCTCTGCTGTTCCTAGTCCAGCTGATTCGCTAATTAATGCCTTTGCACCTTCAACCGATTTGCTTCCTCTTATTACTTTTTCTGGTATTTCTGAATGAGTTACAGTAAACGGTCTTGTAAAACCCCCATTCTGTTTAATTATTTTACCTAAAATAGGGTTTTCGGTAATTATATTAGCAGGAGCCATTACTTCCCTATAAACTTTTCTTGCTTCAAAAATTTCTGGGATAGACTCCATATCTATATCTAATTTTTTTATTAGGTTAGTCAATGTTCTCCTTCTATCTTTTTCTTGAAATGGAACACTTTCTAGAATTCCTGAAATTTCACGCTTAGCTTTTTCAAGTCTTCCAGCATTATAAGTTCCACGTGGAACATCTCCAATCTCTTTTAATGCTATGTCTCTCATAGCAATATCATCTTTATATTGTTTTTTTATTTCTGAAATAATTTTTTTCTGAGATGTTCCGGAATCTATAACCGCATTTTCAATAGCAATCTTTGCTTTTTTCATATCTCTATGAATAGGACTTGCTCGTGAATTATCTCTTATTTGTTCTTCTATATAGTCAAAAGCGCCTTTTGGAGAATCTTCAAGGTTTTTTACTTTTGCTGCCTCATATAGCGGACTTGACTTTGCTTGAGCATCCTTTTCTATTTCAGATACTCTTTTAGCTAAATAATCTTGAGTTTTTTGACCCGCCTCTTCGGCATTTGAGGTTGGCTCAAATTTCATAGCCTCTCTATCAATCTTTTGATTTAATTCCATATTTTCTAAGTCTATTTGACCTTTATAGCTATTCCTTTCAGACGCTGCAAATTCTTGAGAAGCCTGTGGAGATGCTTTCTTTGAGGCCAAATTATCTATTTCTCTTTGCAGAACTTCTTCATTTGATAGCCTTCGCTTTCCTATTTCTGGTATGTTTTCAGATTTTGCCCTATGATATTGTGAAATACCAACGTTATCAGCAATATCAGCAGTTAAAGGTCTGTATGCAGCATTTCCTTCATTTAGTCCAGATTCACCAATATTTATATTTCCCTTGAATGGAGTTTCAGAAGACTCAATTTTTCCTATAACTTCAGGAATATTTTTTTCTCCAACTTTTTGCTTAAAAAAACTAGAAGCTTTTTCAACATTACCGGCACGCCTATATTCTTTATTTCCTACTGTTGCAATATAATCACCAAGCTTCTTTAAAACTTTACCAGAAAGATTAGATAATGCTTTAAAATTTGGAACCCCAATAGCCGCAATCAGATCTGCATAACTCTCATCAAGGTCTAATTCTCTTAACCCCTGAGAAACGGCGGCCATAGCAGGAGCCACTTTTGCACCAGCAACTGAAACGCTTGGAAGAAATTCTCCAAGCTTTTGCCTAAACTGGCCAATGGTTCCTTTTGGATCACCATTTATTCCTGAAAACTCATCAATCTTTTTAACAAGTTCATCTCTTTTTGAGGTTGTATTATTTTTATTAATACTATCTAACTGAAGTTTAAGGCCGTTAAGCTCTTCTTCCCTTCCTTCAACTCCCTCTAAGCTTCTTATTAATCCTTCTATTGTATTTTTTTCTACTGACCTAGTTGTTGGAAATGTTGACGTTCCAATATCTGCCATAGATCCAATTGTTTTAGCTGCTCCACGAGCCTCTAGGAATGGTGAAAAATCAGAATAACTATTTGATATGTCTTCTTTTTGTTTTAATTTATTAATCTGAGCTAATCTTTCATCAATTTGCGATAATCTTTTATCTTTTGACAAAGGCGATGATTCTTCAGCAGAAGACTTTATAGCTTGAATTTGCTTCAATCTATTGTCAATTTCTAACAGCCTTTTATTATCCACCATTTAATAATAATTCCCTTTCTTTTAATAATGCCTGCTCTTCTTGATCAAGAGCTGAAATTTCCTGAGAAGGTTTATAATTTTTAACATTTACAACACCTTCATAAGTTGGCACATATCTTTTCATCAGACCTCTATTCGCCTCTTCTGAGCGAATAATTTGCTCGTTAAATTTATTTTTTAACTGATTTTTTATAGGCTCAAATGCCTCTGGAGTAAAATTAGACCCAGGATTTGTTTCTTTTATCAATTTTTTCAATATGTCTGTTGGCCTTTGACCTTTAAATTGTTGAATAGTCCCAAGAGATAATGTTGCAGCATGCTTTTCTAGCTCAAGAAGCGCATTTCTTTGATCTTGATTTACGATGCTTTTAATAAAATTATCAAACGGAGAGTCACCTTTTGAGTTTGCCCATTTAGCTAAGCTAGTTGAAATCTTTGGATGACTTTTAAATATTTTATCCATTTCGTCCAAAGCCGCGACACCATTTTTAGCCTCTTTTCCCTTGTCTCTCTCTATCCTTAAGTCATCAATCCATGCCTTTGCTTCATGACCAGGAAGCTCATCAAACAATAAAGCGCCATTCGGAATCTCTCCGCTCTCTATAAGGTACTGTTTCTTTTCATGAATACCAACTGGAGACTTTTCTTCTGCTCTTGCTTTATTGTATTTAACCTGGCTTTCAAGGTTCTGCCTATTTAGGTAGTCTTCTTCTTGAAGCTCTCTTTCTACCTGTTTATTTTCAGCGCTATTATAATAATAATCTAATTTCTTTTCTTCTGGTGTTTTAATAAATCCCATTAAGTCAAGTGGTCTAACCTCTTCTCCATCGCTAATAATTATTTTCCATGGCTCTGAACCAGCTGAATCAATTAACTTATAATTTGTTCCGGCAGAACCGTTGTATTCTTCAAGCGTATTTTGTAAGTATACTTTCCTGTCATTAGGAGACATAGACTTATAAGAATCTAAGTATGCCATTATGCGCGGAGTTACAGAATTCCTTGCATTGTATAGTTTTTCTTCTTTAAACAATTGCATGTTCTGCTCTTCAACCATATTTTTCATTTTTTCAGTAAAGTCCATTACTTTTTTATTTCTCTCTTTATCTTCTGCAAAACTTCCTTTCTGAAGCCCAGATGTAAGCCCTAAAATAAAAGCATCTCCCCCACTACCGCCATGGTTTCCTTTCCATTTTTCGGAAAGTGACTCATACATATTTTTATCTATTTGCCTATCTGGCTCAGAAGATTGTTTTTGTAAATCTAATAATGTTTTCTCAAGGCCAAGCTGCTCATTAATTCTTGGGCGCTCTGGTTTAGCATTTGCAGCCTCCATTCTTTGTTTAACTTTATGTAATTTATAATCTGCAAGCTTTGCCATTTTATTATCCCCTTCCAAACCCGCTAAAGCCACCACCAAGGTATGAACCGGCGGCCGCAAGCCCTAAATCTCTTAATTGTTGTCCAAACCTTGCAGGAGTAGACTTAAACTGCTGCATATTCATAGCATGCTGCCCCTGCATTCTTGCAACATCATTCGCGTATCTTTGGTTTTGATTTGCAGCCTGAGCTCCAAACATTGAAATGGCGCTTCTATTCCCCTCAAGACCAAGCTGAGCCCTCTGAGTATCTTGCCCAGCTATTGACTGACCAACGCCCATCATATTAACGTTTTCATTTATTGCATTTTGTCTAAGATTTTCTAGGTCTTCAACTCTTTGCCTTTCTAGGTTGTATCCTGCCTCAGCCTCTTGCAGCCTAGCGTTGCGCCCCTGCTCTCTTATGTTATAGGTTCTAGCCTCTCTGTCTAGCCTACGATTTTGTAAGTCTTCGCCATAGTTTTCAGACGCTACGTTTACCTCTTGCTCTAAAAGAGCTTTTTGCTTAGCCATTGCTGCACGATTTTCTGCAGCTTCTGTGCTTCTCTGAAGACCTCTTCTTGCTAAGCTTTCTTCTGTCATTCTTTGTTGGTTATCAAAAGACTCCATTGCAATATTTTGACTCATTGTTTTAAATTGCTGAACTTTTTCTGCAATATCCTTAAAGTCCCCAATTTGAGACAAATCATGCATTCTTTCTTGGTTAATGTTTGAAAATGCTTGTATAAAAGGCTGATAATTTGCAACTGATGCTGGGTCATATTTA